ACGACCCGCTACTACTGGGTCGCGACCATCGCGAACAAGAACTCACCGACCAGGTCGGAGCTGAACGCCGGTTCGGACCTCACGGCTGAAGTCGCCGCCGTGAGCGGCTTCGCGACCAACTCGGACCAGCAGGACACCCCGGACCTGGGCTCCCGGTTCGTCTCGAAGATCCCGGGCCGCATCACGGCCGACGACTCCAGCATCACGCTGTACATGTCGTCGACGTCGTCGGACGTGCGGACGCTGCTGACGCGCGATACGGCTGGGTTCATCTGCATCTTCCCCGAGGGTGACACCGCGGGCCTCAAGTACGACGTGTTCCCCGTCAAGGTCACCGGTCAGCCGAAGGCGCGTGACGTCGAGAACCCGGCGCAGATCACCATCCAGTTCTCGGTGACCAGCATCCCCGTCGAGAACATCACGGTGCCGTAATGCCTGGCGAGTGGGGGCTGCGCCACGGGGATGACCTGCGGCGCGTCTCTCGCGAGCTGCGCGGGATGGACAACAAAGAGATCAAGAAGCGGTTCACCAAGGAATTGCGGGCAGCCGCCAAGCCGCTCGTCCCCGTGGTCCGCAACTCGATCCGCTCGATCCCGTCAAAGCGCGCCTACAACCCGACCGGGCTGCGGGGGAACCTGGCCCGCGCCACGAAGCTCGAAGTCCGCACTGTCGGCAAGCAGGCGGGCATCGCGATCCGCGTTGACGGCCGCAAGATGCCCACCCATATGAAGGGCCTCCCGAAGGCCGTGGAGGGCACCAAGCGGTGGCGACATCCCGTGTTCGGCCATCGCGACGTGTGGGTCACCCAGCCGAAGCAGCCCTACTTCTTCCACGTCGTGCGACCCCTCGGCCCGGCCTCCCGTAGGGCCGTCAACCGCGTCCTCGACGGCATCTCACGAGACATCCGCTAGGAGAACCATGCCCCTGTCCCGCGACGGCATCCTCGGAGCCGACGACATCCAGGTCGAGAAGGTCGACGTACCCGAGTGGGGCGGCGACGTCCTCATCCGCGGTCTGACCGGCGAGGAACGCGACGCCTACGAGTCCTCGCTCCGTCAGATCCGCAACGCGGGCACCCCGCAGCAGGAGCTCGTCATTGTCCAACTCAACGCCCGCGCCAACCTGCTGGTGAAGTGCCTCGTCGACGAGAACGGCGAGCGCGTCTTCACCGACCGCGACGCCCCCGCCCTCGGAGCGAAGAACGGCCGCATCATCGACCGGCTGTACGACGTCGCGACACGACTGTCCGGCCTGAGCGACGAGGCCGCCCAGGAGATCGAGGGAAACTCCGACGGGGCGAGCGACGGTTCTACTTCGTCCTCGCCCGCGAGCTCGGATGCACCGTTGCCGAGCTCCTACGACGGATCAGCTCCCGCGAACTGACCGAGTGGGAAGCGGTCTACCGCATCGAGGACGAAGAGCGCGAAGCCGCCGAGAACGAGGCCATCGAAGGCGATAAGCGCAGCAACCGCAACTGGCCCTGACCTGACGACCCGATGAGGGGAGGCGTCATGGCCAGCTCCAGCATTGTCTACCGGCTCATCGCCCACGACTCGGCGTCGAAGACCTTCCACAATGTGAGCCGTTCGGCGAGCAAGACAGACTCGACGCTGGCGAAACTGGGCGCGACGGCCGTCAAGGCTGGTGCAGCCCTGGCGGCGGGCCTCGCAGTAGGCCTGGCCAAGGGTGCCAAGGACGCATCCCGCTTCCAGGCGGAGATGACCCGCATCAGCACCCAGGCCGGCGGCACCGCGAAGGACGTGAAAGTCCTCAGCGACGCGGTCCTGAAGCTGGGCACGTCCACTCAGCAGGGCCCCCAGCACCTCGCCGAATCGCTGTACCACCTCAAGAGCGTCGGCATGGACAACGTTCAGGCGATGAAGGCGCTCAAGGAGAGCTCTGACCTCGCCGCGGTCGGTCACGCCAACCTCGAAGAGACCACGAACGCTCTGGCGGGCGCCTGGCGTACCGGTATCAAGGGCGCCACCTCGTTCCATGAGGCTGTCTCCACGGTGAATGCGATCATCGGCGCGGGCAACATGTCGATGGACCAGTTCAACGCTGCAATTGGTACCGGCATCCTGCCGTCGGCGAAGACCTTCGGGTTGAGCATGAAGCAGGTCGGCGCCGCTTTGGCGCTGATGACAGACGAGGGCATTGACTCGGCCAGCGCAGCGACCCGGCTGCGCATGAGCTTCTCGCTGCTCGGCGCTCCGTCGAAGGCGGCCGAGAAGCAGCTGGGGCGGATTCACCTGACCGGTCTCCAGCTCGCTGAGGCGATGCGCGGCCCCAAGGGCCTGATCGGCGCCATCAGTCTGCTGAAGGAGCATCTCGACAAGTCGGGGATGTCCGCGTCGAAGCAATCTCAGCTGCTGTCCCGTGCGTTCGGTGGCGGCCGGTCGAGTTCCGGCATTCTCCTCATGCTCAACAACTTGGACGTGCTGGAGAAGAAGCAGGAGCAGATCAACCACTCGACTGGGAAATTCGACGACGCGGTCAAGATGCAGAGAAAGACCGCCGAGGCCCAATGGCACCTGCTCGTCTCGAATCTCGAAGTGATGGGCATCCGGGTCGGCACGAAGGTGCTGCCCCCGGTGACCTCGTTCGTCCACTTCCTGGCCGCCGAGGCCATGCCCGCGGCCGCCCATTTCGGCAGCGTCATGAAGAACCTGATCCCCGTAGGTGCGATCAAGACTGGCGTCGGCGAAGCCAAGTCAGTGATCGGCAACTTCTTCTCGGGCCTCACCGGCGGCAAGTCGCCGCTCGCCATGGTCGACGACTTCGTGGACGGCCTGACCGGTGGGACGAAGAAGAAGGGGCCGAGCAAGAAGTCCACGGGTCCGTCTGTGGCGTTGACCAACCCGCAGGCACCCCGGCTGCTAGCGAAGCCGCAGAAGGCCGTCACTCCAATGCTCAAGGCACCCTCGGTGCCTCGGCTGTTGGCGCGCCCGAAATCACTCGCGGCCCCTTCGATCTTCAAGCCAAAGACAGACCCCGGGCTGCTGGCCATGCCGAAGGCGGTCAAGCCCCCGAAGTCCGCTGCCGAGAAACTCGGCGACACGATCCACGACGCCATCGCCGGCGGATTCAAGGACATCGACTGGGGCAACCTGGGCTCGATCCTCGGCAAGGGGCTCAGCGACGCGATCGGCTGGGTTGCGAAGCACACCGCCGACTTCACCAAGAAGATCGCATCGATTCTCGGCGGGATGGACTTCGTCTCCATCGGCAAGGGCTTCGGGGCGCAGGCGATCCCGATGGCCGTCGGTTTCCTCTCCAGCCTATTTGACCCGCTGTTCTCTCTGGACTTCTGGAAGAAGCACTGGCTCGACACGATCATCGCGGTAGTCTCGGTCATTCCGATCGGGCGCCTCGCGGGGATTTTCGGGAAGGTTTTCTCGCACGTCCCTGTCCTGAAAATGTTCGAGCCGATGCTCAAGGGCATCAGCAAACTCGGCGGGCTGGTCGAGAAGGGTTTCGGGAAACTCCTCAAGCCCATCGGTCGGGGCATTGTCGATGGCTTCAAGAAGGCTTTCCCTGCGGCCGAGGGTGTCCTGAGGAGTGCGATCGACCGGTTCATCCTTCGGCCGTTCGGCAAGTTCCGCGAGATCGGACGACTGGCGCCGCGCTGGCTCTCCGACGGCATCCAGCGTGGTACGGCCTGGGTCACCGAGAAGATCCTCACCCTCGGAAAGCTGATCGTGAAGCCGTTCGCCAGGGCTGGCAGCTGGCTGCTCGGCAAGGGCTCAGAGCTGGTTCGCGGCTTCACCCGCGGTGTCACCACCGCAGCCAAGGGGGTCGGGTCCTTCCTGTGGCGCTGGGTGGGCAAGCCCGTCATCGACGCATTCAAGGGCGCAGGCTCCTGGCTGTGGTCGAAGGGCAAGTCAGTTGCATCCGGCTTCAAGTCGGGCGCCGTCTCGGGCGCGAAGGGGATTGGGTCCTTCTTCTGGCGTTGGGTCGGCAAGCCCGTCGTGGACGCATTCAAGGGCGCTGGATCGTGGCTGTGGTCCAAAGGCAAGTCGGCGGTCAGCGGCTTCAGGTCCGGGTCTGTATCGGCGGCCAAGGGGATCGCTGGCTGGATCAACCGCATCGTGATCAAGCCTGTGACCGGCGCGTTCAGGAAGGCCGGGTCGTGGCTCGTGAGCGCGGGCGGCCACCTGCTGTCGGGCCTGAAGGACGGCATTGTCGGCGCGATCAAAGGCATCGGCGGCTGGCTCTGGAAGAACCTGGTCAGTCCGATCATCAGCGCCGTGAAGCACTTCTTCGGCATCCACTCGCCCAGCCGCGTCTTCATGGGCATCGGCGGGCACCTGGTCGGCGGCCTCATGAAGGGCATGGCGACGACGTCCGGAACAGCCATCGCGAAGAAGATCTTCGGTGACCTGCCGCACGCACTCAGCCGCATCGTCCACAAGGGCCTGATCTCCGTCAAGAAGCTCCCCGGAAAGGCGCTCGACGCGCTGAGCTCGATCGGCGACTCGATCGGCCTCGGCGACAACTCGACCAGCGGCTCGGCACAGCAGTTCGCGCAGGCGGCCCTCAAGTCTTACGGCTGGGGGCCGTCCCAGTGGCCTGCCCTCAAGGCGCTGTGGAACGGCGAGTCGGGCTGGAACTACCGGGCTGAGAACGCATCCTCCGGCGCCTACGGCATCCCGCAGGCCCTGCCCGCGTCCAAGATGGCCTCGGCCGGCTCGGACTGGAAGACCAACGCGGCCACCCAGATCAAGTGGGGCCTCGGCTACATCAAGGACCGGTACGGCAGCCCCGCCAACGCGTGGTCGCAGTGGCAGGCCAGGAGCCCGCACTGGTACGCCAAGGGCACCGGCGGAGCCGCCAAGGGCCTTGCCTGGGTCGGCGAAAAGGGCCCGGAGCTCGTCAACTTCAAGGGCGGCGAAGACGTCCTGTCGAACTCGCAGTCGCTGGCCTTCGCCAAGACCCACGGCATCAAGCTGCCCGGGTACGCCAGCGGAACCATCCTCAACGCCTCGGACCGGGTCCACCGGGACAGGCAGCGCGTCGAGGACGCGAAGGACGCGGTCGCCGCAGCCAAGCGCCGGCACAAGGGCGTTGCGGCAGCAGAGAAGAAGCTGCAGGCCGCCCTGAAGGAACTGAAGGCCGCCGAGATCGCCCTGTCCAACGCCAAGCGGTCGGCCAAGACATCGATCTCCAACGCGATCTCGACGGGGCTCCTGAAGAAACTGGAGACCGGGACGTCCACGGCGATCGCTTCAGCGATCAAGAGCGTCGCCACGAAGCTGCTGAACGCCGGCTACAACAAAACCGCCGCCAGCATCCAGAAGAAGGCCACCCGGCTGGAGGGGCTCGCCGACAAGCGCGCCTCGGTGCAGAAGACCATCGCCACCGCCAAGACCTACGCGACCGACCAGGCGTCCAACATCCGCGACTTCCTGAGCATCAGCGGGACGTCGGCGATGAACGTCCAGGACCTGATCTCGCAGGCCGGCGCCCAGCAGAAGACCGCATCCGACTTCGTCGCTCTGTCCAAGTCGCTGAAGGAGCGCGGCGCGTCGAAGGATCTGCTCCAGCAGCTCAGCGACGCCGGTCCGGGCAGCCAGCTCGCGACGATCCTCAGCGCGAAGGACGTCACCACGACGGACATCGCAAAGCTCAACAAGCTGATGACGTCCGGCGGGAAGCTGGCCACGAGCT